CGAGCGTAATGGCCTCAACGCTAAAGCGCTCGTCCACTACCCCGGCATCTGTTTTTACAGCGCTGGCAAGTACCCGGGCAATGTTTACCGATTCTCCGATGTCCAAAGAATTGATGTACGCAACGATCCGGGCCTTGATCTCGTCCTCGGCGCTGGAAAGATAATCCGCGGCGGGTGCGATCGTGAGCTTGCAATAGGCCGGCACAACCGTAGGCCGTGAGAATTTAATCGTATTGGGGAAGCCGTAAGTGTCCAGATAGTTGTATGACGTGGAGCCATAAGTTCCGACGCCTTCGCCCTTTTTTAGAAAAATCGTTTTTGCAATATCGGCTACTTCCCCGCCATCAACGATCATCGCGATCGAATGTCCGGGGACGCCTTCCGATGTCGGAGTATCGCCGTCATTCTTAATGCCGCTAACACGTCGCACGCCGGCGGTGGTCAGCAGACTGCCGATAATGCCTTCCCACAGAGAAACGCTGGGGAGCGCTGTCGATTTTGACTGCTGCAACCGAAGCTCGAGGTCCGTTTGCACCGGCGCACCGGGCTCGGCCGCGAGAATATTTTCAACGGTTTGCCAGCCGAGCGTCGGCGTTCCGATACGGTTGACAGTACCCGCGGGCGCCCGGATGTCACCTTCTTCTGCAGCAATTGCAGTTACCGTGATTTCCCCGGCAGGCGGCACCACGACGTCGGCGGGCAGATTCCATTTATTCTCTGCCTCGTCCAGGGCCACGCCGTTGACAATATGGGTGCCTGCCTGGCCGACGACCCGGAGGTCTACCTGAGAGTGTGATGCGGCCTGGCGCGTGATGCC